AGAATTATTAAAATCTTTAAGAGAAGCAGATCAATTTGTAAATGTTGGTACCGTAGACGAGCTAGACGATTTGCTTGCTAGAACTGCTAACGTGGATAACGTAATAGAAGATTTAACAGCAAAGGTTGCAGCTCAATCTGAGTTAGACGAAATAGCAAAACTAGATGTTTTCAACAGAATAAAAAACGGAACAATTGATTCAGAAAATATAGTTAACACTTTATTTAAATCTGGTAACTCAGAAGATATAGCAGCTGTAAAACAATTGCTAGGACCAGAATCAGTTGAGTTTAAAGAGTTTCAAACTGCGGCGATGAGAAAAATACTTAACGATTACGTTAATCCAGGAGATGACGCAATTGAAAAATTATTTAAAGAAGATGGTTTTTATAAAGCAATATTTTCTCCAAGTGGATATGGGCAAGCGGTATTAAGAGAAACTTTTGGAGATGCTCAGTACGAATTACTAAAAAAAGCAGCAACTAGATCTAAGTTTCTTGCTGGGGGAGAAAAAATATCTGGCACAGCAGATCTTTTTACGCGAGGGCTAATGTTTAAAATACTTTCCGCTCCAACAAGAATGTTAGGACAATACAGCGCAATAAGATTTTTAGCTGTTGCTCTCGGAAGTAAAAGGTTTTCTCAATGGTTAGCTGGAGAAATCCCAGACAAGGTTTTTTTAAAGAACGACCTCCCAAATTTATATCAAGCTCTTGGCGTTGGTCAGCCAATAAGAAGATCTATAGGAATACAATCCATAACCGAGCCTGCAAGAGAGACATCAGAATATGCGGAAAGACAATTTAAAAATCAAGGAGTTGATCCAAAATCTCCTATAGCTTTAGACTTACCAGAAATTGAGCCTGCCAACTTATCAGCTCAAAATCAAACAACGCCTAGGAGTTTGAATCTTTTGGGGGGTAATATGGCTAATATGGATATTGCTCAAAGACTAGCAAATTTAAGTTAACTCTCAATTAAATAAAGATCCCAGTTATTTCTTAGCACTTCTAACCATTCTTCGATTGGCATAACTGTTACCTTATCGTTATCTTCATCCCACTCAGGATTGATTGCATACAAAGGTACGCACACCCGAATAGGCTTACGATTGTATTTGAAAATTAAAACAGGGATACGGCCGTCTGTCGCTTTGCAGACTTGATCCCACCAACCTTGTTGATACCAATCCCCCTCTTTATAAAACTTGCACTCTACAGCGTGATGAGGAATATTTATATCGCAAAGATCTTTAGATTGGTATTGGTCTAGATTACGCTTACAAACGTAGTCAATACCTTCAGATTTAAAAAATTCGTTTAATATTTTAGCAACGTCTCTTTCAAACGTCGCTCCTTTGGTTCTTGAGTTGATCGGCATTCTTCTTCTCCTTTAANGTTCTTTCTTTCATTAGTAACTCTAGCTCATGCCAGCGATACATTCTTTTATTTATATGGTCCCAAAACCAACCTTTATGATCATAAAGTTTTTCTGTTGGGTTTTCCATTACTTATCCTTTTTGTAATTGTTAACTAAACCCATTTCTTCTCTGTCAAAACCCAATGGATGAGGTGATAAGCACTCTAGCTCATCTTTACTAAAATGAATGTAAGGTTCTGAATCTTCTTCATAAATAGGTTCTGCAATTGTACCAAACCTTACATCGTATATGTGATCTCTTTTCCAAGTATGACTGTAAACGCTGTCCGTCATTGCGTAAACAATTACAAATGGCTGATTGGTTGCTAAAGATAAGGCCGAGCCCATCCTTAACTTGCTGGCAGAAAGTAATAAGGTGTCATACTTTGTAATACCAAAAGTTCTGCATTTAACTTCTAGCCAAAAAGAAACTTCTTTTGATTCACACCAGTAATCTAGGCCATAACTAACTGGTAGCTTATGACATCTAACATTCCACAAACCTTCAATAAAACCAGCAACACGTTCTTCGCGCTTTTGATCATTAATGTTTTCCATTTTTGGTTTTGGCTTATCCATTGATTTCTCCTTTTTTAAATACAATACGAACACAATACTTGCGAACAATCGCAACAAGCGTAAATACTGTTGTTTGAATAACAGAGGTGGTTAACAAGCTAGCATTAAAATAATTGCACATGTTAAGAACAAAAAAAGATAAAGGCAAAGCTATTACAACGCCAACAGCCACATCACTGAGACTTTCTTTTAAAGCGCGTCTATCAATCTTCATTAAAAAATTCTGGATCAATCGCAACAATACGTTTTGTTGGCCGCCCAGTTCCTTTTGCTCTTAAATCTTTTTCTTGTATCTCCCCTGAGTTTTTTAATCTCTCTATAATTTCTTTAACTTCGTATGACTTCATTGATCTGAATATTTCACGTCGATCAATATCACGCTTACTTATACCCCAATCTCCTTGCGATCTAATAAAACTGAGTATCTGTTTGATACGGCCTTCCATTTCAGATCCTGCAACCTTGTCTTTGCAGTTCTCTATTAACAGCTGATCGTAGTAATAGACATAATCTATCGCCCATTGAGTTATATCACCTTTAATTGTTTTAGTCTTTCTATCATCTGCAAGAGCTCCAATCAAAGCTAGTCGCATGGCTTTTTCTCTAGTTCTAGATAATAAAACCTCAAGACCTTCTTTCTCCAAAGCATTTTGCTGATCTACTAATTTGTATGCCAAGCTGTCCAACAAGGCATTTGAATCATCATCAAACTTTATAATTCTTTGTTTAAAATCTAACTCAGCATTGTCTCTAGATATCTGTTCCATTTCGTTGTCAACCTGTCTTACATGTGAAACCCAGTTGTAAGTTGATTGAGGAGGCTCAACAAAAGCTACCATTTTTCCAACAGTTCTTGGCACGTGAGATTCAACAACAATAAATCTGTTTAAAAATCCGTCAACAATACGACCTGTTGATAAAGCTCCGTAAAAGTTTTTAGGAACACTCATACCAACCAAAGTAATTGCAGGCTTAATTGTTGACCTATCTAAAACTTCTTTTTGTTGTTTGTTGGTTAGAGTCATCATTGAATAATTATCTGGTCTTAGAACGCCATGACATCTTCCCCAAGTCTCCATAAGTATTTGTAAGCGTCTTCTTTATTAGAATTGGATGATTTAGATATGCTTTCCAATCTTTTACCAAACTCATCCATTACAGTTATATGTGTTGGTTTATATCTAAGTAAACTGTAAATAGCTCCGCTTGAAGTGTAACCATCTCCTGCCATTAAATCGCTATGTTCAGCATGGTCTAAAATAGTTTCAACAACTGTTTTGACATTTTCTTTACCTTGTCCCGACTTAGCAATACACATAAAAAACAAAGATGAAAAGTTATTCATATTGGTTCTATACATCCTACCTAAAGCCACTGAGCCTAAAGACAAAGCTGCCTGCATGCTAATAGCTGGTTGAGAAATATGTGCTATCTGTTCTGAGTATTCGTAAATATCTTTTAACACCCCTGGAGGAGAAAAAAGATTAACAGGCTCATTTACACTTTTGGTTGTTGATATGTAAGCTGGAGCTTGTTGGTTTTTTCTATCGTGAGTTTTTTGAACTGAGTTGACCGTTGTTGATATTTCACTTGCTGATAAAGGTGGGGTATTTTGCTCGTTCCAAGACTGAACAAAAAACTCTGTAAAATCTGTGTTAAGACCTTTAGCTATTAAATAACCTGCCAGTCTTGCGGCTTGATCGTTACGGCCGCCTTCAGAAACACCTTGAATAGATAAAGGTGTAGAGATTGGTTGACCGTTAAGTTTCTCAACTCCCGTTATTTTTACCCATAACTCTTTAGTTAAGTTTGGTAAATCATCAACATCATTCAGATCCCAGTCTTCAATTCTTGTAGGAGTGTATATAGCTCCTGTTGCATGAATATTATGCGGAGCAACAATTAAACCACCCACACCTCTAATATCAATTAGTTTGGCTGGATCATAGCCTTCGGTTCTTTTGGCTACCCAAGTAGTAAAGTTTTCTGGATTGTTGTAATAATAGTGAACCCCTTTTCCTGTTGCTACTTTAAAGGGTGTTACTGGTAAGTTGGCCTCACACCAATTGACCGCTTCAGGTGTATCTGCATCTATAACAATAAACTTACCACAGACTAAAGCGACGACTAAATCATCTCGCCCTTTAAACCATTTCTCTATTTCTTCCGTCGTCGGCTGTCGCTCTTGAAACTTTTGCCACCCCCCTAATTCTTTGGGCGGAACTTTATTATGCCTATGTAGAGGTACTACACTTATTCCATATTCTGCATAAGCTAGAGCTAAGTCCAACGCAGAGTCTTGCGCTGTTACTTGTAAATTGAACACTCTTAACTTTCACTACTTTCTTCAATAGGGCCAAAAATAGATTCAAAATCTAGCTTACCGCCAGAAGCTCTGATAATTTTTTTTGCTTGTTTGATAGACGGCTGCCTAAGACCATACCTCCAAGCCTTGGTTGATGCTGCTGAACAATCAAATAATTCAGCCGCTGGCTCGGTGCCAATAAATTCTATGTACTTCTTCAAAGTTATTCTTTGCACTTCTCTCTCCTTGTATTGTGGTTCTAGATTTTTTTTCTTAAATGATTTAAGCTCTTCTTCGGTTAGATTTTTTAACCGCCATAGGTAGTTTACCTTCCATTGATTTTGGTCTACTTCTCTCATGTTACATCTCGTTAAAAAATTAATGTTCACACATTGTAATTCATATTAAAATAAATTAAAATAGTATTTTTAAATAAAACGGAGAAGATTAAATGTCTGATAT